TTCAATTAATTCAGGATCAGTAGTTCCGTCACTATATCTTGATAAATAATAAACCCACAAATATTTATTAGTTGCATCAAGCGCAGGACGAGCCGTAGACCATCCTTCATCATAAATAGTTATACCAGTTTCTTTATCTGATGCTAAATAAAATGGAATAGAATCCTTTAATCCTGTTGCATCTATTCCATCTTTAACAATAGACACACTCGTAATATCTAATAAAACGGTAGTACCACCTGCTTGATACAATGAGCACCTAATATTTGCTATATCACTAGGAATTGTATAAGTTTTAGATGATTCATTTGCACTTGATGTATATTGAGTAGTCCATGTAATTCCGTCTGCTGTTGTTTCAATTTTAAATCTACCTAAATAAGCATCAACATTTCCATCGCCCTGTTTTGATGTTGCAGAAAATGTAACACTATTTGTAGAATACGTTCCGTTTTTAGATACTGAAACAATAGTATCTGATACAGTTAATTTATAAGAGTAAGCAGAAATGCCAGTCGCACCTTGTTGACCTGTAATATTAACGGGGTCAGATTCAGAAAAAGTTTGTCCATTGTCAAGTTTACCCTCATAAGTAGTCCTTATTTTTTGCCAAATATATTTGCCACTTTCCCATGTAGGTTTTGTAGTAGACCACGAACCCCCACTAAGGCTCGTAGCACTTGTTGATTTATAATAATATACTTCTATTTTTGTTATAGTATTATAAGAAGTAAGAGTTGTTGAACCATAAGTTATCATAAATTTCTCCCTTTCTTCCATAAAATGCTGATAGTTGTATCAGCATTTCAAATACTAATACAACTATCAAATTTGAACTTTTACATCTGCAATTATTTTCTTTGAAACTAATGTTCCATCTACATAAATAACTTTACCTGAAGCTGTTGCCGACCCATTAAAAGTAGTGGGGTTACCGCTTGAATCACGAAATGACCATGTGTATTCTCCAGTTGGTACATCACTTCCTGTTGCATCCACCCATCCGCTTCCAGAATACTTTTTTAATACAACAGTTTTATTTGTAGAATCGAGATGATAATAGAAATCACCCGTTGCGGGATTTTCAGGTGCTGATGTTAAAAATCTATCAGATTTAAGTGCGTCTAACTCTTGTCCATTGCCAGTATCTGTAACAATAACATAAAAAGCACCAATACCCTGACCATTAACAATCTGGTCTCCAAGTGAACAAAAGACCGCCGCTTGAATAGGATCAAGTTTATCTATTAAAGAATGATATGCAGTATAATTACTATTACCATCATAAGTACAAGTACATTTAAAAGATGCATACCCATCAACGGTAGAATTACTAACTTGCAATGAACTAGATGTTTGTCCTGTAATTTGTTGATAACCAGTACCTACTACATATTTATACCATTTCCAATCTGTTGCAGAAGAAGTCGCATCTGTAGAACCATCCATTAACCGTGCATAAATAGTTATTGTTTGCGAATCACGAGATGTAAAAACATCTCCCGAGGTAGTATATAATTCAAATAACTTTGCATTTTCACCATTTGTAGCAGCTGTACTACGTGTCCATGTATAATTATGAGTAATTGTTTTAGTTTCACAAGTAAATGAAATAGTCACTGTTGCAGAAGCTGTATTAACTAATTTAGAAGTAGGTATTTCATAAATTAAATGACCGACTGACGATGCTCCTGCGGGTGTATTAGTTTTTGCAGAAATACCTAATATTTTTGGTGGAGATGCCACGGTACATCCTACTTGAGCGGTTCCTTTATATCCTACAAAAGGAATATCAATAGTAAATTTAGATAAAGGATAATTAGTAGGACTACAAGGAATTACATCAGCATAATTACCCATAACCACATTAATTGCATCAGCACCTGCGGCACCCGTTTCACCTTGCTCACCTTGCGCACCATCAGATGTAAATACAATAGTTTGACTATCAAGTAATGTAGTAAAACTACCACTTTCATATAATTCAACAGTTAAATAAGTGGAAGCGTTTGACATAAGGGTAGAATTCAATGTACAAGATGACTCATCTTTTGTATTTGATTTATAAATGTCTGTATTACCCGCTTTAATCCAGAAACGACCTTCATATAATTCTTTAGCACTATTTCCCTCTTGTCTATATGCATTTATAGTTATAGTTGCAGGAGAAAAAGTCACCGCTGTTCCTGCTTCAGCTGGAGTAGTTTTATTTACTGCAAGAGCACTGCAATCTAATGAATGTATAACTGGAGAAGTACCATTTTGACCTGCGGTAACTTTCACTAAAGAAAATGTTTTTATAATATTTCCATATCCTGTTCGGCTACATGTGAAAGTTACACTACCAGTAGGGCTTGTCAAATTAGATACACTAACAGTTGATCCAGTTTTAGTGAAAGTAACATTTGTTCCTGTTGCTGAAATAGTCCAATTAGAAGTATCATCAACACCACCATTATATATAATAATTTGACTTGTGGCTTCATCAAAAGCATGAGCTATAGGGTTTCCGCTTGCATCACAAGGAATTCTTTGGTTTTCATTTGTAAGAACTGCGCTAACTGCTTTGTCACCCGGCGCACCGTCTCTTAGCCTTGTTATTGAATGTATATCATATACATTATTATCACTAGTATTAACTCTTATTGTTGCAACATCACTTACAAATACATTATGATTTGTATTTACACTAAGAGTTGATTGCTTTAATTGCGCGGCAGATAAACCGGGATAATTAGCCCAAGTTCCATCCGATTTTTTATACTGCCAAGCTGAAATTGTAACATTATTTACTGTAGCGGTAAGAACAATTGGATTATTTGAAACTAATGTTCCATCTTTGTCATATTTAAAAACATTTTCTCCTGAAATAATACAGGTTTTTGCAGAAGATGCCAACTTAACAAGACTAAACGTAATTTGACCTTCTGCACGCAATCTTTGTCCTGTATCAGGTTCATCGTATTCTGCGGTTACAATATAAGTCAACATTGAGGAATTAGGGGTAAATTGATTTGCTGAAACCTTTAAACTTCCATCCGTTTGCTGAACTTCTTCCCCTGTTATCAAATCAGCAGGAGACTCTATTCCTACACGTCTTTTCCATGTAATCGTCAACCCTGTTGTAGGGGGTACTAATTGAGTTGTATTATAATAAACTGTGGGGGATAATATTAAATTGTTATTTCCCCAATTAGGTGTGTAACTAGTTTGATCTGGATCATATATAATTGATAAAGGCATATTACTTGTAGGGTATACAGATAATTGCCCAACATCACTAAGATCAACTAATGTTATTGAGCCATATGTAATTTGTGCCATATTTTTAATTCCTTTCTTAATCAATTGTCACTTCGCATGTAAATACCGCCTTACTCTGTAAATCTGCGGGAGAGAGAGTAATAGTCCTTGTATTTAATCGACTCCAATTTGGGTCTAAATTTCCGTCTTTATCATATTTGACCCAGTGATAAGTTGTGACTTCATCGCTTATATCAGTGTTTCCTCTTTTAGCCGTTGCAGTGAGAATAGTATTAATTCCCCTATTTTTAAATATATTTCCTGCACTTGAAGTTATTTCAACTGTAACAGGAGAAGAAGCTGCTTTTATTTTTTTTATTGCGAAATTTTTTCGAACTTCTAAATCTTGATATGTTGCTCTAATTTCTATAACCCCATAATTACCAGTAATGTTACTTACAGTAATGCGGTGTGTATTTGCATTCCACACACCCACAACATTAGAGGGGATAATAATATTCCATGCCACGGTCGAATCGTTAGTAATATTAGCCATACCATAATAAAGTAATACATCAGTATAACAATCACTATAATCCCCACCATCCCCATTTTCATCGGTAGCAATTGCATGAAATTCATTAGTAAGTGTAATAAGCAATGACCCATTGACCTCTTTCGACATTTTAGATAAATAATCTGCTAAAGATTCATCATCATTTACCATAATCGAATCATAACGAACAGTAGCAATATATTGATTGTTACCACCTTGTGTTATCTGAGAAATTTGTTTCACTATATTTATGGTCTCATCAGAAACATCTATTTTTTTGGATACATCTGATAAAGTTTTTTTATTATTTCTAGTTGTTTTCTTCATACCCGCAAAAGTAGAGAAAAAGTCGTTTGAAATTTTAACATCACTAAATTCGACTTGTATATTATTTAATGAATCGAAATTTATTTGATATTGAGTTAATCGTAATTTATATATTCTATCATCAACCTCAATTCGCAACCAATTTCCTATATCAAAATCATTAATTTTAGATGTATAAGTCTCAGGAGATAAAAGTAATAAATCTTTTAATGTGCAAGAAATTGTATATTGAGATTCACATTGTTTCATGATATCTTCATCGGCTCTTTCAAAGAAATCCATGGCATTTTGAATTAATTCTACATCTGTTAATCCATCACTTATAAAATTACTATTTTCTTGCTCTTCTTCTCTACGGAATGCTAGTAATTCTAGCCATAATGTATTACCAAGATAAGATTCAAGATCAAGCAATGAATTAATATTTTTTTGCTGATTTTTAATTTTTTGTAATAATTCTTTAAGAATTTCTACTTCATTTTCTCTAATCGTTATTTCAGAATTAACTGTAGTAAGTTTTTCTAAATAAGGAGCATAAATCTCATCATAGACATCTGGTTGAGTTTGAGATGTGATTCCTGCGTCATCTAATATATTCAAAACAGCATGAATAGTTTGAGATATATTAGAAAGTGATATAAGATTGTATTTTTTCATTTCTTGTGCAAAAATTGAATTATCAGTCTTTAAAAGATTTACAATACCACTTAATAGTGCTTCTTTTTTCTTTATAAATTTTTCTACTTGTCCTTTTATATAATCACCTGTTGCTTCTGTAAAGGTAATTGTTTTTTCTTCAGAGGCTTTATCCTCTTCATCGGTTAAGGATGTAATTATAATTGTTCCCATCCATCTATTATCAGAATAAGAACTAGTTTCAATCTCTACAGAATAACGTGACGTATCAATATATAATTTTACTGATTCTTTAACTTCTGTAGCCGATGTTGTCTCATTCATTGAAGACAAAGAACGCACGCCAATTGTAGTTTCTTGATATAAAGATAATTGTTCTAAAGCGCTTGTATCAGCTACATCAGAAGAATAAGGCATCATTATACTATTTAAAAAGCCATTTAAATAAAGAGTATAATAATATGCTAACGTTAAATTGGTATATCCTTTAATCGGATATTCTAATTGAATTAAATCTTCTTTGGAATATGATTGATATTTAGTAACGAGATTATTATAGTTATTTATATCTTCGCTCGTTATTGCTCCAATAAGATGGACATAACGATATGTATTATATAAATTCTCATATTCATTTATTTTTTGTCTTAGTTCTTGAGACATATCTCCTTTCATTTCGTCTGTAAAATGCCAGATGTATCTTGAACCAGATGGGTTACAATTTACAATAGCAGCTGTCATGTCATCATCGCCCGCTGTTAAACGAAAACAATTTTTTATATTATCAGTATCTATTGATAAATTAATGTTTTCTCCTAAATTATCTTTATTAATAAAAATTCCGCTGTCTGTTCCGTAACGTGGTATTATTTTTTGACTGTGCGTACAATCTGGATTAGTACATCCATTAGAAAAATCACCACGTTTTCCACATTCGGGGCAATAATCTTTCGCATCATAGAAAGAAATAGTTCTTTTATAAATATCATTTGTTTCATCAAACTCTCCAAAAGTAATAATGCAATCTACCTCTTTAGCTAAATCTTTCAAACATTCAATTATCTCATTTCCATCAAATGAAAATGTTCGTTTTAAATTTTTCAAAGTATCATCTACATGATTAATTGAATAATGTCTTGCTTTATCATGTAAAATTCTATCTACGATAGATGCTTTGGGGTTATTAGGATTATAAAAAACAGTATCTTCATAATCGTCCCTATCCATGTCTTCTTCTGTGCGAATTTCAACCTCGAAGTTTTTAGATTGATTTAATTCGGCATATTGTGCCAATGTTCCAGTCAGATGTTTAACGGTTTCATCGTTTTCGTCAATAGTTACTGTTATTTCATACCATATACCTTTAGATTTAATATGAGGAACATAAATTGGTATGTATAATAATTTAAAATTTTTTATTTTATCCCACAAAGGATTTTTAAAAGTATTAATATATTTATGTACATCGCACGACATTTCAGATAATAAAATACAATTATCTTCTAGAGATACTTTTACTGTTAAAGATTGTTCGTCAATTAAAACAACCCCTAATTTTTGTCCACTCTTATTTGCAAGAATACATGAGGGAATAATGGGTTGTCGTGCTGAATCTAATTCTATTCTATTCATTTTTCCCTCCTTCTTTATTTATTCATATCGGGATCACCTTTCTTATTGGATTATATGTAATATTATATCTACAAGGGAGTGAAAAAGTGACCACGTTTTCATTCGTTTCATAATTATTACATATCCTGAAAAATTGGTAGTTAAAATCATTGTAGATATCATGAGTTTCGTTAGAAGAAGAAATTTGTAGATATTTAGAAAAAGTAATTTCTTCTCCTGATTCACAATTTTTGACTATTGTAGTCCTATCTTCAAAATCATTATAAATAATTAAATCACCACTATTTAAACAAACAACGACCATATCAGGATATAAAAACCCTTGTTCAACAGAGGGATCATTGATAGTTATTGGACTACCACTATCAACTGTTCCATAAAATTGAACATCATTCTGAAGCGCAAAAGGTCGGGTACTTATAAAAGTCATAGTTACTCCTATACGATTTGATCCAGTAACCTCTTCTGTAATATTGAACGTACCTTCCCAATACACATCATTATATTGAGAATCTATTAATCGAAAAATATGTGGCGCTGGTCTGCATAACCATCTTTTTAATTCTTCTATATCTTCTACACTAAAATAAATATTATCATCCATACATGGATTTTTAATAATGCTGATAATAAATGAAAGAGTAGAAGAGTAGTTTTGATATAAAAAAGGTTGCTCTTTACCTGAAAACATTGATGTTTGGACAATATTCCTTTGTCCTTCTGTTGGAACATTTCCTGTGGTGAAATTTGCCATGACGTATTTGCCATCTTTAAAACTATTCAAACTGATACCGTCATACATAAAATTTGTTATACTCAACTTATAGCACCACCTTTCATTGTATTAAGAATTAGCTTCTATTAAATGTTGTAGGTCTTGTTTTAACCCTTTAATTTCTTTTAATGCTTCACGCAATTTTAAATTAAGTCGAGTGTTCTCTCGAATTATTTCATTACATTCTTTAATTTTATCTCTATATTCTTGAATTATATCTTTTTCATTCATATTAAAACTCCTTAAAAACAATGAGCACCCTTTTACAGGTGCCCATTGTGAAAATATATATTATTTAAAATTGAATAGAATTACCTTTAAGAGAATTATTGCCATTCAACTTACCAATAGATATTTCTTGAATATATTTAGTAAAGTTAGGATCACGTTGTGCTTCACGCATAAATTCCGCATAATTTGTAACTCCGTCCATTTTAAATGTAATATAATTAACAGTGTCTCCATTTGTTGTATTGGTATTTGTAATATTTTTATTGGGTCGCATATCCATATGGCTAGCAATGAATTCTGCGGGATTACTCATACCTTTAAGTAAATTTATAGCCGCATTATGAGGAAGGACAGTAGCTCCTTTTTCAAGACGGGTATAAATTTTACCCTGTTTATTAATAAAGATTTCGTTACCTTCTTCATCGACACGATAAATATCGGTTTTTGGTACTTTCTTTGTTCCAGAAGCAAAACCTTTTACAGCAGACCCCGAAATAGTTCCAGATGCTTTGGTAACTTTTTTATTAGGGGTTGGAGTATTAATACTAACTACTTTTAAGCCCGTTTTCTTGGTTTTCTTTTTGATTTTACCATCTTTATCGGTTTCAAGAGTATAGTCATCAGTCTCAAATTTTCCTATGCGGAGAATACCATTAGAATTAAAATAGTATTCGTCATTTCCAATTTTTTGTAAACCAGTAAGCATTTTGCCAGTTTTAACACTGAAATAGCGTTTACCCTCTTTCATTGCTTTCCAACCAGTTTGTATATTACCTTTTACAAAATAATAGGTCGCATTACCTTGTTTGTATAATCCGGTATATTGATCTTTTAACACTCCTGTTGAACTGTCCAATAAATAATATTTGTTGCCTATTTTTTGCACGCCAGTCAGCATTGCACCATCTTTAGTACTAAAATAATATTTTTTACCGCTTATAGTTTGCCAACCTGTTTGCTTTTTATCATTTTTATAGTAATATGTTTTGCCGTTTTCTTTAATTAACCCATTTTTACCAGTAGAAGTAGATGCACTTTTAGCAGATGTACTACTTTGACTAGATGAACTACTTGTATTACTGCTAGATGAGCCACTATTAGTTGTAGACGTAACTGGTACAGTTGGGGTAGGCGATTTCCCTAAAGTGGTTGCAGAAGTATTATTCACACTACCGTTCGTAGTCGAAGTTCCAGAAACTAAAGCACCAGATTGACCACTCTTATCTGCATTTGCTCCGCTTAAATTTTGCACACCTGTATAAATTTTATTTAATACATCAGTAATACTATAATTGACTGAAGATGCAACACCTCTAATTGTAGAACAAATATCAGCACCAGATTGATTAACACCCCGCACAACTTCCTCTAAAAGAGCATCAATATTATCAAGTCTTGCATTAAGAACTTCTTCATATTTTTCTTGCATGTCAGAAAGGGCTTCTTTAATATCCGAAATTCTTTGATCCTCTTGAGTTTCTTGTAAATCTTTTTGTGCTTCTTTTAATTCATCTCTAAGTTTTTGTCTACGAGATGCCCCCTCTTCAGAATCATCACCTTCCATGGAATTTAATTGTTTTTGTAAAGAATTGATCTTCTTTTGTTTTTCAGCAATACTATCAGCATATTGTTGCTGATCTTTTTCAGCATCTAATGCGTCCTCGTATTTATCAATCAATTCTTCCATGGCTTCAATTTGCTTTTTAATTCCTTTTTCTACAAGGTCTGCAATAGCTTCTTTTTCCGAATGTGCGTTTTCGATAGCTTCTTGTTGTGCTTGTAGCCATGTATTACGTTGCTCTATTAATGTTTTATTATTGGGGTCTTTAGCAATGTCTTTATTTAATTCTTTTACAGCTTCTCCATATTTTTGGGCTTGCTTAATATAAATATCATATTGCTGTGCTTCAAGAGCAAAAGCTGCTTTTCCTTTAGCGGTGACTTGACCAGTATCTTTATCGAAAAGATCAATTTCATTAATCAGTCCTGCTAAGAATTCCATTTCATCAATAAGATTAGATAACTCATCTTGACCACGATCAAATTTATCCCATTTTAATTGACGAATAGAATTATTTAATGTTTGAATTTCTTTATTAGTAGCTATAATCTCATTATTAATATTTTTAATTTGATTATACCACTTATACCATTCTTCAGAATATTTTTGAATACGTCCTGCTTTTACGGCATCATCTAATTGTTTCTGAAGTTCTGTGGCTTCTTGAGTTAAAGCATTTATTCGTTGTTTATTTTGAGTAATTTGATTGGCATAAATTGTTTCTGCTACATCATATCCTCTTTCGGTAAGTAAATCAGCCCGATTTTGTAAAGCAGTAATATTAGCACTAATCGTATTAAGTGTAGCTTCCCACTTGGTTTGAATTAAGGTTAATTGCTGAATTGTAAGTTGAGACAATTTAGCAGTTTGTTCTTGAGCCTTTTGTTGTAATTTTACATATTTTTCATACCAAGTTTGATAAGCTTGAATCTTTTTCCAAAGTCCCTCATCTTTAACATCATTCAGAGTCATATATGTTCCGTTATTAACAGAATTCTGAATTCGTTTAATCCATGTACTACTAAGCGCAGTTCCAGAAGAACCTGCCGCACCTTTTTTATATCCTTCATCACCACTTTGAAGACCCGCTTCTTTAGCGGCAGACGATGCTTTGGCAAGATAATTATAAGTACTACTTGTTGATTTAAGAGAGGAATTAATAGCATTAATTTCTTTTTGAACAGTCGCTAAATCCTGTGTTAAAGCACTATTACGAGTTGTAAAAGTTTCGTATGTTTTAGCCGCTGTAGCGTCTAATTGAGAAATCAACGCATCAATACGACTAAGCCTAATTTCAATTGCATCAAGAGTTTGAAGAGTATCTTTAGCTTTTTTGCTAGAAGAATTACTACCCGAAGACTTCTTTTTACTACCGCCAGTATTTTTCTTTTTACTGCCACTGCCAGTTTTTTTATTACTACCACCAGAAGAGGAGTTATTTTTCCCCTTTTTAGCGGCACCAAAACCTCCACCGCCACTTCCGGCATGAGACATACCTAATAATTGTCCATTCCATCTAGTAGTACCGATTGCATAAGCACTACCTTCTAATTCTTCTTCATCAAAATCTTCATCGTCTATAGTGCCATTTGCAAAAGCACCACCGACCATTTTACCATGAGAACCATTAACATAACCTTTTTTAAGAAGAGATTCTGTTTGTTTATGGTTAAAGATAATTGCCCCTTTTGGAAGATTAGTAAAAGTAGGATCACCACTATTAAGAATTTGCCAGTGTCCATCTGGAGTCACAATTATTTCACTACCTAATTCATTAATCAGAGCGCCCTTTTCAGCTTTTGGAAGTCCCCAATTACCAGATAAAGTACCACCCGCATAAGCATGACCATTTGATACTATCGTACCTTGACTATGAGCAGAACCTTGAAAATCGCCCTTCCCCATTTTTGGATCGCCAGTATAAGAATAGTGGGTTGTAACCTTTATTGATTTATCATGTAAGCCATCATAAGTATTACGTTTCCAATTGGAAATTTCTCCAAAACCACTATTACTAGCAGTAATATGAACTTTTTTATTGTCAATAGAATTTAATTTACTTTTTGCTTCAGATACTTTATCTTTTAGACTAGAGTTATCAGCACTAATTTTTGGTTCAGTTTTCTTTTGAGCCAGACTATTTAAAGCTGAATTTGCTTGAAGATATGCCTTATTAAATAAAGCAGTATTTCCAATAAGCGTTACTGTTACTTTAGATTTATCTTTTTGTATTAAATCATCAACATTAGCTTTTGCAATATCAATGTTTTCTGTACCAACAACAGATAAACCAACAGCAACAGTTGTACCATTCATAGCTTGAAGCCCCGATACACTTTGTGCGGCTGTGTCTACTTGAGACGTATCAGCGGTAGCGGTGGTATGAATTTCTTCATTTGTTACTTTAGTTTCTGTAGTAGTTGTTTGAACGCCTTGTTGAGCACCCGCCTGATTTGCCGCATCTTGAGCAGAGTTTTTAGGAACCATAACCATAGGGGTTTCTACTTCTTTTTCAGCCTCTTCTTTTGTTTCTTCGATGACATCCTGAGCCTGAGACGCATCTGCACCAAGATTTATTTGAAAATCTGCTTCACCATTGAAACCAAGCGTAGCAAGAGGTTCAAGTTCTTTAGCTGAAGAGGCTAAATGTGTATGCACACCAACATCAGGTTCTGCGGAACTAATACCATCTATAGTTTCTTGCTTAGCAGATTCTATACTTGCAGGATCAGCTTTAACGCCAACTGATACACTATCAATACCATTTTGTATTGTTGATGGGTCTTTAAAAACAGGAGTTGCGGGAACGTCTATTCCGTCTGGCATAGCTTCTTGAACTTGTTGTGCACTTGCGGGGTCTACACTAGGATTTACTTTAACATCTACTCCAGATTCATAAAAATCTTCTATTGGATTATTATCAGTTGTAAATTCTGGTGTAGTTCGAATAATAACAGGTTCCCCGGTTGACAGTCTTTGTCGAATATATTCTCCAATTTTATCACCGTCTGTTTCGGGATTAAAGCCCATAATATCCATTTGACCCATGATGTAAGTTTGTAATTCAGTAGGCAAAGAATTAATTTGAGTTATTATTGCATCGATACTTCCATCATCTTCAATATTATAATCAAGATTAAGGTCACCCATTTCACGAATGCCTTTTTCTTTGGTTTCAAGTTGACCAAGGATATCATTGGCTTGATCAAATCCCTCTGTTGTAACTTTTGGAGTAAATTCATCATTTTCTTCTAATAAACCTAATTTTTCTCTAAGATCGTCAATTATTTTTTGTGCTTCTTTATATGGTTCACTATCAAGCGTTAAATGAGTTTGTAATTCTTCCAATTCTTGAATTTGTTTTTTTAATTCTTCGGGAGTATCTAAATCAGAAGCGGTAAAGTCAAGAGAGGGGATTAAGTCAGGATCATTAGCTACCTCTTTTAATCCCTTTAAAGATTCTTTAGATTCCTCAATTTGTTTATCTAATTTTTCAAAATCTTCAAATCCGCCATCACGATATAAGTGTAAATTAAATCCCATGGCTCTTAATTGATCAAATAATGATTCAATCAAGTCTACAGATACACCATAATGTTCAGCAAGTAATGCAATTTGATCATCACTGGCTTCAAATTTATAAATATCTTCTCCATCAATGGTTTCTTTTGTAAATGAACCAAATTTCTCATCAAGAGTAGTAAGTTCATCAGCAAAAGTTTTCATACCAGTAAAATTATCTTCGGTAAAAAACTTCTTTACTTTTTCATATCCTGCAAGATAATTATCTACAACTTTATTTGCGTCAGCTGTTGCTAAGGAATCAAAAGAAAAAAGCTGTGCAATACTTCTAAATTCTTCAGTGCCAACCAATCCTTTATTCATTAATTCATCTGCACGTTTGATAGTAGTATCTCTGAGCATTGCATAAGTATCACCATAATCAGCGGCATTTTGTTGATTAAGATATTTTGCTAACGCAGAGGTAGCACCATCATAAGCAGAAGAAAGCATATCTAATTCAGTAATTTGTTGTTTAATTCTGTCTTTATCTGCTGTTGTGGTAGCTATTGCTAATTGATTTTCTAAAGCGGCTCTTTGAAGTTTATATTGACGCTTAGTTTCGGCTTCCTCTTCTTGGGCTAATGCACGATAAGCATCATAATTTAATTTAATACCTGTTGCAGTTTCTTCAAATAAAGACCCAAGATCATATCCCTCTAAATCTTTATAAGCGTCAATAATAGTTTTAACTTCACTTGCAACATCATTACCATGCTCATCTTGTGTTTTAGTAAAAGTCAAACCTGTTTGTGCTTGTCCTTTTTGAAGAGTAGAAGTAAGCGAAGATATCATTTCAATTTTAGCTGAAGTGTTTTTAAAGAAACTATCTAAAGATGAAGAGGATTGAGAGGTAGAATCTGAAACCGCACCGACCATAACCCCCATTTGATCAATAAAAGCATCTACTATTTCTTTTGGTGATTCATCAATGGTTATTCCAAATGTTTCACTTGCTAATTGTGCAATTGCAGAATCGGCATCATACATTGCCATTTCTAAATCTTCAACAGTAATACGAGTTCCGTCTAACATACTTTGTAAAGCAGATGTTTGTCCTGTATCTTGCAATGATTTAATTATAGTACTTACGGGTATATTGGCATTTTTAGCGGCTTTGGCAAGTTCTAACATTGCAGTAGAACCCATATCAATTTGTTTGCCATCTTTATTAGCTTGCTTCCATTCTTTTAACACATTATCCGCTGCTGATACTACTTGTTTTTGAAGGTCTTTTGAAACTTTCTTGTTCTGTTGATAAGTGCCAAAAGCAGATTCAATAAGGGTTTTATTGTCTTCTGTAGACATTTTTTGACGAACATCATAAGCGTCAATCAAAGTCTGATTAAGCGATTTGTCTATACGATCAAATAAAGGAGAATATTGTGCATTATCATCTGTTCCTAAATAGTCGTTTTTCTTTTGGATTAATTCTTCCCAACTCTGTTTAACTTCTTGTATTTTCTCATCATCTTTGGTTAATAAAGCTTCATTATATTCTTTTGCTTTTTGTTCATAATCGAACAATAAATCATAACCTGTTGATGTAGGTTCATCTGCTAATTTACCTTTTAATCCTGTGTAATAAGCATCTTGGAAATCGCTTAAAAAAGATTCATTTTCTTTCTTAGCATCTGACAATTGAGAATTAAACGAATCAAAATAAGTATTATCCCAATCTTTTCCAACTTCATCTTTTACTTCTGCTATAGAATCAGACAAAGCATGAAGAGCCTTATCTGAATCTTCAGCATTTTCTTTTAAAGTAAAAATAGCTTGCATGCCATCATCAGTTATACGAGTATCAAAACCCGCTTTATTAGCATCTTCAATTAATTTATTATTTAAATCTTCATAACCATAATCTAAATCTAAAGTTAATACATATCCTTTTTGAAGTCCACCAACGCCATAAGAAACAGTATTAGACATTTTTTCGATAGCATTATCATATTCTTTGGTATTGTCTTGATAATTACGTTTAGCTTCTTCCCTTTGTATTTGCCTGATTTTTTCTAATTGGGTATCAAGATTACCGTTGACCAAGTTTATTCCTTCAGCAGATTTCCCATATTCTTCCGTAATTTGTTTTTGTAAATCAAATAATTGTTGTTTAATATTTAATTGTTCTGTTTCAGATAATTTTTGATTTTGTAATTGAGTTGTTAGATTTTTGTATTTTTGCTCATAATCAGATAATGATTGTTCAGTATCAGTCCAAGCAGATGCAGCTTTTTTGCCACCATCAATTAATTCCTGATTATTTTTCTTTATATGTCCATAAATAGCTGTAAGTCCTATAATTGCGGCGGGAATCCAGAAAAACGGACTTGAAGCCATTGAACCAAGAGTTCCTAATAATCCTGCACTGCCACTAGCTTTAGCACCGTTTAACACCAATTGAGAACCTGCTTGTTCACCGTCTACTCCAATATCTTTAATTTGACTTGCAGTTTCTTGTTCTTGTGATGTTGTTAATGCTTCATTTGTTACAATACCTTCTTGTTTTGCTTTATCAACAGCTTCCTCAGAAACCACTTGTGCAGTATCAGCCCCAATATCAGTCACCTCTGCTTCAGTTTCCATTTCAGTAGCGGCAATCTTATTTTCGGAAATGGCTGTAGCTTGCTCATTAGCTTCGGCTTCTAAAGTGGAGGCTTCAACATTTTTCATCTTCGCTTCATTAAGTTTTTCTAATGCCTCGGTTTCTGCATTTGTTGAAGCAACTTTTTCTGTGTTTTCCACAGGGGGAGCAATTGTTTTCTTTATCTCTTCCCAACCTGCGAAACGAGAAGCGGGATTTCCATCCTTATCAGATCTTGTAAATATAGATGTTAATACTTCAGAAATAGATTTAGAATCATTCAATAATTTAACATATTTAACCAATAAACTATTAGCATTAAGAAGACCTTTTATAATAGTGCCACTAAACAAAGCGGCAAAAGCTACTTGAAGCCCACCTACATTGTTAATAAGATTTAAAATACCTGTGCCTAAATCGATAATACCATTAATAACTTCACGATTTGCCGCAGATGCCCACATTTCTTGCCAAGCATTGGTCATTTTCGCAAGATGACCTGAGATACTATCTAAATATTTCTGATTTTCTTCCATTGCAGAATTTGCGGCTTTTGTGGAAGAGTCTTCATATACAGATTGAAGAGTTTCTGGATTTTGAAGAATTGAAGCGGCAATTGATGCACGGTTCTTACCTGCAATCGATTCAAGTAATAAATTCTGACGATTGTCACCAGTTTTAAAATCAGCTTGTTGTATTTCATCCCAAATTTGAGCGAGTCCAAGCATGATCTCATATGTTGATTTATAACGTCCTAATTCATCTTGGATATCAAAACCTTGATAATTGTTAGAAGCCACCTTAGTTGCGTTCATTATTAATTCACGCATCTTAGACTGAGACATGATCATATCCGTTGTATCTTCGCCCATTTCTTCAAGTTCTTCTGCGGCTTCTTTTGTGCCTGTTAAACGAAGGGCAATAGTACGAATACCTTTACCTGTCTTTGAAGCGTCTTGAGTTATCAGATTTCCTGCTGTAGTAAGAGCGATAGCTTGGTCTAAATCATTTCCCGCTGTTTGTAATGTTGCCGCACCATCTTGAAGTGCAGTCGCTAATTCATCAGTTGCAATAGCATAGTTATTACCAATAAGATTAAGTCTATCAACAATATCCATCTTATCGATATCTTTTTCAGCGTCTGCATAAGCGGCACTCATAGCAACTAATGCAGTAGTAGCTTCATCAATACTTTCAAATTCAGAAACATTAAACAATACATTGGCAGTTTGTGCTGATTGGGAAGCCTGTTGTAAATCTTCGCCTAATCTCATCCAATCAGCTGTACTTTGTTGTAATTGAGCAGCTGTTGTACCAATTTCATTTGCAGTGTCAAATGTGCCCTTTTGATATTCTCTTAAACTATTTAAACTTTCATCAGACACTTTTTGCATTTCTGTTAAAGCATCATCAAGCTCATGAATTATATTAATACCATCTTTAAATACGCCAATAACACGATAGAATGAAACAAAGGATAAGAGATAAGCGCCTAAAGATTTAAAACGTTGAGTCAACATTGAGAAAAATGTATCGCCTGTGTGACCAGCTTCTTTCTCTGCATTAACAATATTTTGTAATTGTTTAACAACGTTTGAAGCATCAAAGCTATTAATACCTGTTTGCAATTGGTTAATTAATCCTGTCATTTGATTTCTAGCTTCTGATGAAATGGCAGGATTATTATTTATAAAACTTTGATAAATTGCTCGTTGTTTTTGTAATTCATTAGGATCAACAATAGAAAAATCTTTTGCGCCGTTTTTTATACGATCTAAGGACTCTTCAAATCCTTTTAAATTAGTCACATATTCTTTTATAATATCTGGATTACCAAGAATTTCTTCAAGTGACATACCTTGTAATTTTTCAGCAATTTTTTGAAAACCCTCAAAAGATTCAGAGGCAGAACTAATATCATTTTTAAATACTTTAAAACTCTTATCACTAAGACTCCCTTGTGAAAATACTTTAGATATCCCCTCAAAGTTAGCATTTTTAACTATATCTGTAAATAAATCTTCTCCAAGTATTTTTGTTAAATCACGTTTCGTACTTTCTGCTTCATGAGTAATTTGCGAATGGAATCTCTCAAAACCCAGTGTTACTTTATCTAAAGCGACACCCTGATTTAAAACAGCTTTATCTGGTGCATTTTCACTTAATATTCCAGTAAGGAAATCAGGTCTTTGCATATTTGTTACCCTTGATATGCGGTCTGTATATGTTTTAATACTTTTATAAATTGTTTCAATTGAAGCAGTAGTCGCTTTAGGGTTACTAATTTCACCAAATAATTTAGTGATAGCAGTCCCATATCCCGTAAAGCTTGCGGGCAAACTTGCTAATAAATTTTTCGACCCGGTGATTGAATCTTTAGCGGTTTTAAAAGTGTTAGAAACTGACTCAATATCCTGTTTTATTTGAGCGGTTACAGAATTAGTATCAGTATCGAACACTTTAAGAGGGTCATCTGTTAATGTTTGTTTTATTTGTCTAATTTTTTCTAATGCTTGTTCAACATTTGCTAATTGACCCTCTAATGTAGGATCAATAACAATCAATTTTTCACTATCTGTCTTAATTTTTTCTAAATCTTTTTCTAACTTGTTTAAATCGCTTAAAGGTTTTTTAGTTGCCGATTTAGCTTTAGCCAATGCTTCGCTTTCAGCTTGTTCTTTTGCAGCTTTAGCCGCTGCTTCCTGTGCTGCAATTTGTGCTTTATATGTTTTATCACCAGTTGCAGCCCCGCTAACATTCTGAGATAACATATTGCGAAGTTCTAAAACTTCTTTCAAGGCTGATGCATCCATAAAATTAAAAGTGCCGTTTTTCATAGAATTAACGATTTCTTTTAATCTTTCTAATGCCATAGTTGCATTATCAACGTTTTCTACATATGCTCTAATATCCTCGCCTTTATTATTTACGAGGAAACGTGTTCTTTCAGTATTATCATCAGGATTATATTTATATGTAGTATCTAATTGTTCTAATGCGGTTTTTTGTTTTTCGTATTCTGCAATAGTGTTAGCGACATAGGTTGCTTGAGCATCTTCGATTTGTTTTAGAGAATCGGTTTGTTGCTCAGCCGCTTTTTTAAAATTATCGCCTAATTGAGCACCAAATATGTTTTCTTCTGGTTTAATAGCAGCCTGACCAAGAATTCTTTGTTTTGTCTCTTCTACATGCTTAGCGGCGGTTTCTAATTCTTGAATAGAATTAGCAGTTAATGTACTTTTGACATCTTTGCCATAATCTTTATACTGTTTGCTTAAAGCATCATCCGCTGCTTTTTTTTGTGCTTTTTCTTCTTCCTTTTTAACCTTTTCTGCCGCTTTTAATTGATCCCTTTCGATTCTATTTTGTTGTTTAGCCTGTTCATCTAATAATTTTTTATTTTGCGCTTCAGCGTTTTCTGTTCGTTGTTTTCTTTCAGCCTCTAATTGTTTTGCAAGATTATTTTTTTCGGTTTCTAATGCTTTCTTTTCTGCTTCTAATGTTTTCTTCTCTTCAGCATTTGCTTTTCGTTGATTATTTGCTTCTTGCGTTTTATATTTATCAATCTCAGATTGTAATTTTTTTCTAGCTTGTGCTTCATCTTCTAATAGTTTTTTTGTTTTAGCTAATTCTTCATTAGTGGCTTTAGTTTGCTCTTTAGCCGTTTCTAATTGTTCTGTAAGTCCTTTAAACTGCTCATCAAAACCCGCAGAAAATTGAGTCGTGTCAATTTGTTGCTTGAGTTCAAAAATCTTTTGAGTAGCTGCTTCTATCTTTTGGGGAATTTGTTCAAATACTTCTTTTAAACCTGTTAAATTAGAACCGTCAGAAAGAGATGAGAGAGTCGAATTTAAAATATTAAGTTGACCAATAATTTCTTGAATCTTTCCTGAAATGGCATCTAATACAGCGCTATTATCACCACCAAATATTTGTTTGATTAATTCGGTCGGAGAATTGTCAAGAGCAAAATTCTTTGTACTATCTATAATTGCATCTGGGGCTTGCGTTATTTTAGGAAGAATAGATTGTAAATCAGCACCAGCTTCAATAGCATATTGTTTTAAATCATTTATTCTCCTTTTGTATGCTTCCATTTTTTCTTCGTTGGTAGATTTTTTATCGTCTAAAACATCTTGCGTAGACCAAAGAGTTTTAAAATAATTATCTCCACCATTGCGTTTCAGCATACCCTCCCAATTTTGTCCTAAATTATTAGAAAAATATTTTTCCAAAGATTCTGCTTGTGATCGTAATTCTTTTAAAGCCTGCCTATCTTTCGCAGCTTGTTGCTGGATAGCATTACCTGTGTTTGAAATATTAAAATTAAACCCTAAATCTTTTTGAGAGATCGTTTGTAAACTATCAGCAATAGTTTGAATCTGTGATAATAAATTCGGCAATCCAGAATTATCATCAATTGCACCTATAGCAGATTGTACATTTGCTAAAGATGTGATAAGTGCCAAAACTTTTTCATTTAGTGCTTCAAATTGTTCAATTAATGGATTAATATCTAATCCATTTTGCAAATCCACTTTAAGTCCACCCTCAGCTTGAACAGTGGACATTGCGCTACCTACTTGTTGAGCACTTTCTACAATAAGCCCCATTGCTTCGGCTACTTTTGTTAATTGTTCAACAATTCCAGTAGAATCAGAACTTTTGCCCATTTGATCAATTGTAGTAGATACTTGAGTCAATAAACTCTGAATTTTTTGAGTGGTATCAATAGTATTCTGTAATTCTTCAGGATCAAAACCAAATTTTGCCTTTAATGCAGCTTTAGATTCTTCTTCTATACTTTTAGCACTTGCTTCTGCTGAAGCTTTAACGTCTTTGTTTGCATCAACAAATGCTTGTTTGGCTTCAGCAGCGCTTATAAATTTAAAAGTAAGATTATCAGCATCATCCTCCTCTTTTTGCATTCCTTTAATGTTACCCGTCCTCACAGGTGTTTCTGGATGAGTAGGAGGAGCTTCAGGGGTAGGGGCTGGTGCAGGATTTGCGGGTGTACTAGGGGGCTGTGCGTTGTTGGCATTTTGACGTTGCGCTGCTAATTCTCGTTGTGCTTCAGCGTCAGCATTAGCCGCTTCAGCCTCCGCATGTAAGGATTCAGATGCATTTCGAGCGGTTTCACTTGCTTGTTGTCCTGCTTGAACACCTTGCCGTTGTGCTTGTGATAATCCTTCAACCGCACCCGTTGCATTATTAGCTGATTCGCCTAATGCTTCATTTGCATCAGCTTGTTCCCGAACAGGTTGAGCAGGTGCGCTATCTGACGGTTGAACACCATTGATTCTATTCTTAACATTGTTTAAAATTGCTTGGTTTTTTTCAATTCTTTCTTTATAATTTAATATTTCCGCTTCTAAAGACCTGTTATATTCTTCAAGTGCCTCGATATTAATATCTTTGCCATTGCTTTTTAAATTGTTAGCCCATGTTGCAATTTGCTCATTTTCATGATTGATTAGTGTTTCTGGATTAAAATTATCCTTATCATTTATTATTTTATTTATTTCATTATATAAATTTTGTAACTCTGTTTGCTCTTCTGTATAACGTTTAATTTTATTTTCAAGAAGATTTTTAAGTTTTTCATCGCCCGATAATTTTTCTTCTTCATCAGCGGGTATATCAGGCTCTTCAGTTTCTATCGGTGTAGAAGACATTTGTTTAATTGATTCACTAATTTCTTTAATTTTATCTTTTCTATCTTCAATTTGTTCTTCCAAATTTGCCAATTCAGCTTGAACATCTTCTCCATAACTTTCTAAAGCGCCAAACGAGGCACCAGTTTCACCTGATGTTTCCCAATATCGAGCCAAATCCCTAATATCATCATTATCAGATTCATACATCTGTTCCAGAACCGTTTCAGCTTCAGATCTGTTTCTGGTTTCTAATTCACCCTCATTTATTGAATCAATCACATCTTGGATTGCAGAATTTAATTCTTCTTGTTCTTTACGTTGGCTTTCAAGTGTTTTAAGTTCTTCTTCTAGTGCTTTTCTTTGTTGTTCTAACTGCTCAATATCTAATTCATTTTGACCATCAAATGTCACCTCTGGTGTCGTTGCCGTAGGTTTTGATTCTGTTTGAATATTTGCAATTTGTTCATCTATTGCTCTTTTTTGTGATTCGGTCTCAGCAATCGTCTTTAAAAGATTCTGTAATTCAGTCGAATTTTCAATCCATTTTTGTTTTAAATTAAGTATACGTTCTCTTAAATTGTCAATATTAAATTCTTTATCATCTCCAAAATCTCTTGCTAACCTTTCATCTAATGATTCTTTATCCCATGTTTTAATTTTACTTAAATTTGAGGGCATATTTTTACCATTATTACCATTTACCATGTTTTGGTATGCTTTATAATATTCAATCCATGCTAAATCTTTATTGGATTCATCAGCTTTATCATATGCCTCTTGTTTTTCTAACAGTTGATTTTTTGATGCTTTTATACCTTTTTGTTCATACTGCCCATTAATTGCTTTTACGATTGCAATATTTTCTTTTTCTAACTCTTCTTTTGCCCTTTGTAATTCGTCAGCTTGTTTTTCTACTTCTTTACGTTGTTCGGTTAAATGATCAACATCCCCCTCTAATTTATCTGTAAAAGATGCAGGATCGACCATTCCTTCAATATTTTCAATGCTAGAGTCAACACCAGTTTTTCCATATAAATTAAACAAGTTCTTAAAAGCTTGAGATATTTGTGCTTTTTTTCTTGCTTCCTCGTCTCTTTGTTTTTTTTCTTCAGATCGTTCATCTGCCACTTTTTCTGCAAGAGACTCTAACCAATTAGTAACAGTATCATCATACCTTAAATCAACAGGCTCTTCTTCCGGTGTAATTATATTAAATAATTGATCCCAATTAAGAGTACTGGCTTTATCATATTGGTCTAAAGTTGCTTTAACTTGCTCAGATCGTTTTCCCTGAACCAATTCTCGCAAATCATTTAAAAGTTTGGGTATATCTTTTTGTTCGTATTGTTGTGGATTTAATTTTTGATATATTTTGTCTCTTTCTTCACTGGCGCTTGCAACTTTATCACGTATATTGCCAATAATAGCAGAAATATCATCTTGTGAATATTTTCCACCTTTTTCCTGATTTGTAATATTTTGAATAATTTCTTCAAGTTGGTTTTCTGCACTCGAATAAGTTTTAACATCTTTTTCATTTTGTGTTTGTCGCGCAATATATTTTAAACGTTCAGTTAATGCCGCTGCCCTCTGTAAGTCAGAACGGCTAAATTTGTCTGTACTACTGCTAGATTTTGCAAACAAATCATCTAATTGATATTTAGCTGCATTTTTACCTAACATAAATGGCAAAATATCTTTGTTTTTCTTATCTTTGTTTATAAGTGCAACATTCGACATCATTTGTACGATATCTTGAATTATTTCATCGTTGCTTTGTCCTATTCCGCCTAGCGCACCTTGATATTGTCTTTTAAATCTTTTGGTATCCAATTTACCCATACCAAAAGATTCTATAGCCTCATCAAATATTGAAGCGCCTAATATCTGTTGTGCTATTTCCTCGCCAGGTTTCATTTTTTCCCATTTTGAAGCGCTACTTTTACTAAATTCATTGTAGTATTGAGGAATTTCCTCTATTCCTCTTCTAAATCCCTCAATAATTTGAACCTTAACACTTTCCGCTAATTCGTTGTCAGCTAAAACTTGGGTTAAAGGAGGAATAACATTACTCCAATCTAACTCTTTGAATCTGCCATTAGACAATAATTCATTAATTTTACCTAATTCCCCTTCAGCTTGTTTTGCCAAAGTTTCATTATTAAATCCTACATCTAACTCATAGTCTTTAAGATTACCTTTTAGTCCATTTTTAAGTTGACTAGCAATTTGTTTATAATTATCAATCAATTCAACTGCTAATGATATTTTGCCAGTTGCAACACCCTGTCCAGCCATAGTAACGCACCTCCTTTCACTTTATATTTATTAGCTAAACCTAAGTACTGAATATTTTTGTTTCATAGCTGCTTCTACCCCTAAATTGAATATTTTATTTTGGAATTGACTGCTTGCAACCATTTCTTCTATTTTTCCAAATCTATTTGGTTCTCCTTGAATGTATACTGGGTCTTTTGCCACAAGGAAAAAATGCCCTTCATAATAAAAACGCAAATGATTAACACGTCTACCATGCAATCCCAAATCCCAAACGCTTTCATATATTTCTGCTTCTGAAATGCCTTTTGGTTCATGATCTGTAAAACCGGGAAGAATTGCAATGCCACCTTCCCGATATTTATTTCCAACTTTAATATTATATTTTTTATATGACCAGTCACGCATTTGTCCTGTTCTTATATAGTATTCAGGATCATATTCATTGTAATAACCAGCTATTTCTTTTTTTGCAAATTTTTCAATTTCACAAGACGCCTCTTTAGTTGCTGTTTTAGAAAAAGTATCATAAAATAATTGTAAATCTTCAGTAATGGCAGATTCGTTAATATCAACTGTAAAATCTAATCCAAACTTCATATAACTACTCCTTTTTAATAATTGCCCCTATTTTATCCATATCAATTTCATTTACAACTCCCTCAACGGCACCCAAAAAATTTTCAATCCATTTATGAATAAGCGGTGCAAATTTAACAACTTGTTCCCTGACAAATGCATGTGGTTCATAATAATTTGTCATTAAATCATTACTCTTCATATTAAGTATACTATCAAACATAGCGACTTGTGCTTCAGGAATATAACTAATAATTACATCTACAAGCCCATATTGCTGTAATAAATTAAAATCACCTAGCATGTCATTTTTATCAAATTTAATATTTGTATATGTATTGAGTAATGCGCTCACATATAATAAATACTTTTTACATGAATCAACTTTAAACTGTCCATCTGCCGTAAAGTAACTATTTGTAATAATCTGATCACAAATAACACATATAACTTCATAACGTTCGTAATCTTTAACAGCAAGTGTCCCTTCAAGATATACCCGTCTAGCATCATCTGAAGACCTGTTTGTAAGTGCTTTCACGAATTCTTTAACAGTAACAAATTTTACTCTATCTTTTTCAGCATCCATAAAATGCTTCTTCACATCTGCCTGTTGATTCTGATTTGTATTTTTAGCCATAATTAATACTCCTTTTCTTCCTTAACCAAACTTTTTACAATATGCTATACCTACACAAATAGCATCTGCTTCGTCATCATTTACTTCTTTATCAAAATTATCTTTGATATATTTAATTGAAGCTTGTTTAAATTCAGTGCGTTTTCTTCCAAATGCCTGAAGCTTCACATATTTACGCCATTCACTGGGTGCAAACTCATAATATGTAATTCCATTTATTAAACAAAAGCCATAGACCGCTCCAATAATTTTCATAAGCATGTCTATAACTTTCATATTTCCAAAAACAACGTCTTTTTCTATTACTATGATATCTGGATTTAATTGCTCGATATCTGACAATAGTTCTTTAACCATTAATTCAAGACGTTTATATCCATTTTTTTCTTTTTTAAATTTATCAATCACGCCTGAGTCTTGATAAACGCCATTTTGAAATACTGCCCATCCTGTTGACGTAGTGCTAGTATCAAGAGATAGGAGAGTAGTAATTTTTTCCTTTGCCATAATATACCTCCTATCAAATAGTATCTTCTTCAAGTTCGTAACGACACCAAAGATTGTACGCTTCTTTAGTTTCATCTTTCAAAAAGATCATAACCAATATAGTTTTACCTGTTTTTCTATCTAATCCCGTATAAATATCAATTGGATAAATACCATTTGCAATATATAACTTGAACTGTTTACTATTAATAATACGTACAACTTCTTCAGGACGATATGGACGTGGATGTAGATTTGAATTTATTACATCATGTTCAATCATATCAAATTCCTTTCTAATACAAAAAAAGGGCATAACCTCGCCTGAACAGCGTAAGCTATGCCCCTTGTATATGACTATCACCTAAAATTAGGGGATAGTATTTGTCAAAAGTCAAAAAAATAAATAATCACTGTTCATTTAAAAATAATTAATGCTTCCTGCTAGCAATTGAGCGAGGAACATTTTTACCTGATTCACGAGTCGCATTATAAACTGCTTTTTTAACCGTTTCTCCCGCAATCTGTTTATCAACTTCAGACTTAATTGGTTCAACCTCTTCTTTGATTTTAGCAGGTTTGTCTTCAGCTATAATCTTTTTGTAAGTATTAGCCATAGAATTTTTGAGCATTTTCATTTTATTTTGATCCATTCCCTGAAGCACTTTTTGGGCATCTTCTTTAGAGGTTTGTCCTGCTTCAAAACGGGAGAGAACATCAAAAAGGTCAACGCATTCTTTACTACAATACATTGTCATAAACGTGGGATAATTGAGGAATCGGTCACAGTTTGTACAATACTCATAATGTTTCCCACAGACAACACAGGTTCTATCAAATTTTCCCATGTTTTTCTCCTTTGCATTTAAATTGTGATAATAGTTACTAAAAAATAAAAAACAGAGTGGGCTGTGACACCCACTCTGCCATTTAACAAATTTAATTAAAATCTGTTTCTTACTGCTCAGTATCAGCTGTAGCATAGTAAATATGATACAGAGATTTATCGGTAGAGCAATAATCAGTCTGAAGACTGCCATTAAAGTCCAGAGTTGCATTATCAGAACTCAGAGCAATGGTGGTTTCAGGGCTAGGCTGGAAGGACGGAAGCACAATATAGACAGCTCTCAACGTATCTGCCTCACAGGGATCAACACACAGACCTTTCAGAGTCAGACGAACCGTCGGAGGGAACTTGTCAGCAGAGTTAAGAATATCAACACCCTCAGTAACTTGACGGTCAAACTTAACAACATACTGAGATTCATTAGAATCAGTAGGGGGAGTGAAAGTAGTTCCACTCAGACCAAATTCAGTTGTAGAAGCAGTAGAACCAAGAGTATAAGCCTTACCCATAGCACCATTAGTACCCAGAGCATTAACAGTAATTCTTGCACCAGAAACATATCCATCCAGAGTTACAGTTGTACCAGATTTAACAGTAATAATCTTAGGCATAACAATAACATTTTCAGAAGTAGCAATGTTAGCCTCATTACCAGACTGAGCCGCCATAATATTCAGGTTAAGCATAGCGTTAGTTGCGGTAAACTCACCAGTTTTTGCATTCCAGAAACGCTTAATCAGAGTACCGTCTTTATCAACAGCATCACGAGACTCAGCAGAGATTTCAATAGAAGCTTCAGACAGCTGAGTCAGAACATAAAGAGGCGTACCATCAAACTTTTCGGCATAGCCCATGGAAATTCTATCGATAATTAAATCACCAAGTTTAAAAGCCATAGTAATTACCTTCCTTTCTTTTAATTTTTATTTATTTCTTAGCAATTCCCCTATCATATTCGTGTTTAATTTCACGCATGAAGTTGAATTGCTCTTTATCTACCTTAGAAACATCAGCGAAGCCAGAATAAGAACCATGTAACAAAGCACTTGTAGATTCAATAATCTGCAATCTTTGCACACTATCCATAAATTCATAATAGTTTACTTCTTTTAATTGTTGTTTATTATATTTAAAGCCGGGATGATTCAAACATCCTGATATAAGTGGAAGAAGATATGATGTAGAACTTCCATCATCTTTTTTTGTTCTTAATTTCATTTCCTCTTCTTCAATCATCCATTCTTTGGTAGTACGATCTTTAGCTTTTTCTATTTTAGGAAACATATTAAAAGCGCTTCTTAAATAATAAACAATTACATTATAACTATCTTCATCTAACTCTAATTCATTTTCAGGATTATAGAGGGTCGAATTTCGTAAGATTTTAACAATATCTGTAATTCCTTTTTCATCAACATTTGTCCATTTTTCTTCAGGTTGAGTATATATTTCAAATTTAGAAAAATCTAAATCACCAAAAATAAGTCGGGTCTGTTCTATACTCAAAGTTCGATAAAGAATCATGAACAATTGATAATCATTTAAAAAAGTCCAATCAATATTCATATCTTTCCAAAGAAAAAGCCTATAACTCGTAGGATTAGCAGTAAATACATTAAGCATCGTCCAAAAACTAGACTCACCATACTGTTTATCATATTCTAGAATGTCTCCAATGGTTGGTTGATGAATAGTAATAAAATCATTAACTTTATAATCATCTCCGTAGAATAATTGAAGCTGAGTAATATTAGAACTTACTGAAGTCATCATAAATATTATTCGTGCCCATATGTCCATTAATAACATTGGGTGCTTTCATAAAGAATCGCATTCTACGGATATAATATTGAGCATCAATAATCATAGGTTTATCTTCGTAACATCTGAGTTGTCTTCCCAAAGCATTTGTCCAAGATAATAAATCACGAACTATATAACTGAGTAAATCAGTGCGTGCGATACCATACTCAGTGTCCATATCATCTTCATGAACAACACAATAAACTTCAATAAGTTCATTTTTAACAGCTTTTCCACCTCTATCATATCTATCTGTTTGATCCCAAATATCAAACATAATAAAATTCAGCACTTCTTTTTGTACCCCGTTTAATTTAATCCAAGGTACAATTTGCTCGTGCTGAATCGCTCGATTATAATCTAATATTTCCTGACGTTTCTTTAATTCTTCTTCTGTGGGATTATTAGCATCCTTATATTTATTTAAAGGTTTAGGTTGTTTAGCACCTAACACCTCTTTGAGGTCTGGATCTTCTTGAAAGATTTTCATCAATTGATCTTTCTTATATATAATATCGTTGTTATAACGATTATCCAAATCTCGTTTTATATTGGCTATGTCTCTTTTCATCCTATCACCTCCACATTCATAGTAGAGCGACTTTCTCCATCAATATCAGTAACAGTAAGAGTAAAAGTATGTCCGATTAATATAGACGCTTTTTTTGGATGAATAGAAATAATATTATCATCTATTTTATCCATCACCATTAATCTGTCTAAACGATTAATTTCTGTATCTGTCAATCCTTCAATATCTTTTAATTCTAATTTCCATTCTGATTTCCTATTAGGGTCAATAGTTTGTTCTCCACCTACGGTTCCTGTATAGTATTCCGCAACAAAATAATATGTCCCATTAGTTTGTAATTTGTTATAATCAGTATCTCTGACACTTTGGTCAACATAATCAATTTCTAATTCATTATTCTCATTCACATGCGCTGTATAAATATAACTGGTTAATGTGGTATCTTGAGGTTCGGCTTCAGAAATAACAATTTGAGTTTCACCTGTATCATCATAATAATCACAAATTAAAAGTTCACGATTATCACGCTTTTCATTCCATTCATCCTGCTTGAGAGTTAAATTAATAATCCCCATAGGATTGAGATCGACTACTTTCGTAATTTCATAAACTTTAGGATTGATTTTATTGTGTGACATGACAAAACGTTGTTCATGAGCCATATATCGAGTGTCACAAAGATTGTATTTTTTTAAACCCTCATCTCCATAAAGATAATGAGTATCTGGAACCCAACCATTTGTAACATTGTCCAAACCAACTGTATAATCGGCTGTCCAAACACCACTCGTATATGAATTTGCATTTCTTGATGCCCCGATAACATGCATTAATTCCCATTTACCATGAACCTTGCACATCCATTTAAAATCCCAATTACATTTTAAAATATTATATCTAACAAATTGCGCTTCATCATTTCGGTTAACAATCATCCACAATTTATTCAAATCAAAACCTTCATCTTCAAAAGGATTATCAGGTTCATAATCTTCAAAACCAATTTCATCATCTGTATCATTAGGTATAAAAACATATACTCCAATAGGATAATGAACCTTAGGTCTAAATTGCAGATAATAATCTACAGCATCTTTTAATATTGATACAGTAGCATGTTTGGAATATTTAGCATCTTCATAATGCCAACCATTTTCAGGATCAAGTATATAGACACGTTTATATCCTGTGTCACCAGTAAAGGTTGCATTCATTATCATATCAGACTGTTTACGTCTAGCTTGTGATAAATTCTTACCTCTACTGGTCAACATTGATTGATACATATCCTGCGTAATCAAACCACATCTTCCTCGCCAATTTTATCAACAAGATTATGTGCGTCTAATACAAACTTTCTATATGCTTGATAATCAAACTGCTCGATACAAGTTTCTTGATAGGCGGCTTGAAGTTTACAACAAATTTCAATTATAGGAGTAGGATAGCAGAGCAATTTATTTAGTCCGTCTATCTCTTTCATAAGATTTACAAAATATTTTGCAAAATCTACATTTTCATAATTTTGTGCGGTTTTAGGGTCTTTATAGAGCAATAGCCAAAATAATTTTTTATGGAGTTTTTCTTTGAATTCAGCAACTTGTTTGTCACTAAACTTACCATAGAGATAATTCATTAGGATTCACTACTCCTTAACTTAGATGAAGATGAAGTGCCATCGATATATGAATTATAAACAAGCCCTCTATCACGAATAAGTTTTCTTTGTATATAAATAGCTTTATCTAAAACTTCATTATTTACAGACGAATGGTTTGCTTGTGCATAGAATTTTTCTGCGCTCGTACCATACATTTGCACAAGATTAACAGTGCTAAATACTAATGGCATCATCCATTGAGCAATCATACCATAACCAATTACATCCATTACAAATAACTTATCCATAGATTCAGTGGTTTTTCTTGTTAATTCATATTCTATATGTCCTTCAATAACAACGGGATCACCCGTCTCTTCATCAATAACAGGCTCACCATCTTCATCCAATTGCTCTATTGGTTCATTAATGGTAATACTGTTAAAAAGTCTATTCACATAAGGATCACTAATAGCAGAATAAATTAAACCCCATAAAAATTCATTCCGGTATTCATCTGTGATATCTTCTGTGAATAGATTAAGTATCTCCCCCTTCCTAAGAAAGGAGGAGACCAATTCATCATATGTAATAGTAGGCATTTTAAGTTACCCCCTATTCATATTTATTCTGTGTCACTATTAAAGCCAGTTAGAATCGCCAAATCAGTGCCCCAAGCACCATCTAAAGCCCTAATAGTAGCAATACTATCAAGTTCGCCATTTCTAACCATATCAGCCGCAACACTTTTCATACTATCTATAACGCCATTAGGCAGATTAGGAAGAATTGCCTGAATTTCCCGTACAGGTCTTTTAAGCAGATTCTTTAAATCCGATACAGGATACAGTTTTTCATAAAACTCTTTTAATTTAGGAAATTCATTAATAAAATCCTGATCTTCAATTACAATCATAGGATGGAAAAGTAATTTAGTGCCAGCCCGTACTTCTGCCACTAAATCTTGATATTCAATCCCAATTGTATCATTTCTCCCTAAAAACGTATAAATCATATTGGTTCTTTTGCCTAAAAGATGTGTCTTACCAGAAAGTACGGACTTACAAGGAATCCTATCATCAGATGCGAACTTCTTTTTCTTTACAATAGTTTCTTCTTCAGTTTTGTTTTCTGGTTCAATTACAACATTTTCAGCAATTGTAGGTGCAGGTGTTACCTGCGCTCTCTTAGCACTTCTTGCCATAATATTTACTCCTTTTAATCCTTAAATTTAATTAAATTAAGCGAGATTCCAAACGCCGAAATAACGACCAAGCTGAACGCCCACGCCAAAGCCACGGGTCATTTCATACTTCATGACATCATCCCAACGACCATTCTCTTCACCCTTTTCAGTAACCTGATAAATCTCGGTTTCGCCCTGATCGACAACTTTAATAAACTTATCTTCAATTACGGGCAGAATAAGCAGAGTTGTATCACTGAAAGCTTTCTGAGTCAGAGTCTTGTCAAGATAACGCTGAGGAATTTCAATCATATCAGTTCCTTCATAGCTACCAAGTCTGCCGGTATTAGCAACAGATTCTTTCTGAGACTGTGCTCTCCAATCGACATCAGTAAGAGCATTCAGTTTCTTCAGAGCAGTCTTTGTACCAACAATAACAGCCGCACAACCATTAATAGTTTCAACTTCAGAAATAATTTCATCAAAGGTATCTTTAACCAGAGTATTATTACCAATCAGAGTAGGAGATGCGGGAAGCTTACTAGAAGCATCAGTAAATGCCGCATAAATCTGATTAATAAGTTCATTCTGGAATGCTTTAGCAATAGCATTTACCAGTGCAGACCAATCATCCTGACCAACCAGATAACGATCAATCTGTGCACCAACAGCCGCACCATAAACTTCCTGCTTCACGGTGAAGCTTTCGCCTCTGCCAAGTCTCTGAAGCACAAAATCATGATGCTGACCAGAAACTTTAGCCACGCTCAGAAGAGTATCATCAGCAGTTGTAAATTCGATAATATCATCATTAGCGATAGAACGTCTATCAACGTACTGCATGAAGAAATCATTTTCACGAAGTCCTTCTTCAATTTTCAGGTCAACAACTTCCTCGATAACTTCAAACAGTTCCTCGCCATGTTTGCGCATTGCACGATGCAGAGTACGCTTAGTAGGCTTCTCTTCATGAATATCAAGAATCTGATAAACAAATTTTCTCAGCTTATCATTAGCTTCTTGCCTACCAATAATCTTGCCATCATCAACAATATCATTGCCCATAGCAAGATCAAACATCAGATTGCGTACAGACTCATAAGGAGTCTCCGCAAAGATATTTCTAAGGTGTTCAGTAGAAAATACTTTAATCATATCGCTTTATCCTCCTTTCTTTAATTTAGTCTATTACGCCACGACATATTTGCCATCTGCGAAAGATACTGTCGCACCAACAGCAGGAGTGCCTTGGAAACCTTCAGCGGACATTTCAAAAATGTCACCCTTCACCAGAGAATAACCTTTGACAACATCACCCTCTTTATTAACCCAAGCTTTAGGGTTCTGAGTCTGAGGAATGGTATCATAAGGAGTAATCTCAGGCATGAGAATCCACAGTGCCTCAGTAGCGGCAGTTACTTCAACATACCAATTGCCATTAGCAGCCTGTTCAACAATCTTACCCGCAAAAGCAGGAGCAGTTGTCTCTTTATAAGTACCAAGCTTAATATAATCGCCACGACCGACAAGTTCACCATTATCATGATCAGCAGTCAGTTCGATATCAAAAATGTGTCCACCACCATTTGCCGCAAGCAATCTGGAAGGGAACGCCTCGTTATGTGTAAAAACAAAAGCAATATCAATCATAACGTTTTTCTCCTTTCTATAAATTTAATTAAGATTAATCAAAGAGATTTCCATATCTCTTATTTTCAGCAGTTTTTCCCTCTGGAATTCTAAACAGAGAGAATCTGTGCTGATTAGTGTCTTTTGCCACATGTACTTTCTTAGTGCTATTTTTAGCAAAAGAGAGTAAAAGGGCATCACATTTATTCTGAACTTCTTCAGCAGAATATTCAGAAACATGTTCTTTAATTTGTGCAAATTCAGCAGAATTAGAAATAGCTTCCCAATCTTCAGAATTAATTATAGCTTCTTTACGAGCCTCTTCTTCAGCTTTCTGATATTTAGCCAATTCTTCAGAGATTGTAGAATACTTAGAACGCATACTATCAATTTCTGCTTCTTCTGTATCTGTTACGTAAATTGCATGAACAGGAACCCTGTCACCTTTAAGAGAGAACACACCTGCACGTTCGCTATAAGATTGACGATAAGCACTACCTGCCCACATATCAACCATTACAAGTTCTTTATCATAAACAAGAACATTATAATATGCATTATCAGTTTCAGAATATGCATCATTTACTAGTGTGGTAAGGGCATAAATTTTATCATTTAAAGAAACTGCAAATTCTTTACCATTAATACTATAAGTAATAGAATTTTCGATTTTCTTTACTGGCTCGTCATCTTGTGTGCCATCTTGAGACTCTTTTTCAAGTTCAGATTCCGATTCATTACTAGCCTCAATCTCAGATTCTTCAGATTCTGCGACTTCTTCAGATTCGTCACCTTCTGCACCTTCATCTTCAGATTCAGGATTTTCATCTTCAAAATTCGATTCAGGAGTAGGATCAGCTTCAGCGTTACCAAACATCTCTTCGAATTTAGCTTTCAGCTCTTCATCTGTCAGATTTTCATGCTCAAATGTGACATCTTCAGCAGTTACATTGTACTGCTCCAAAAGTTGCTCAAATAAGCCCATATCATCTTTTCCTCCTTTCGTAGAATTTTGATCTATCTCAAATGCGGTCTTATCCGCATTGAAATTTAATAAAGAAATATTAGCACCTTCCATAGCAGGTTCAACTGTTGAACCATCTTCATAATAACCAAGAATGGTAATTCCTTTAAATACAAAATTATCTATATTTAATATCTTTTCCTTGGCATCATATGAAAAATCATAAACATCAATTTCTACAGATACAGGACATTGTCCATCTGCATCCATAAGAATTTCAGGTGCTTTCGTATAACTTTCATAAAGATAAGCGTCAGTCTCAATATATTCCTTATCTTTATCAGCATCATAAACCAATTCTGGTTTAGCATCTGTGGGAACGTGACCAACAGGAATTTCATCATAAACAATTTCTCCATTGTCACCTTCATGCATTGCGTGCCAACCAAACACATTTTTTTGTTCTCCATCAACTTCAAGCTGATGAATATATGCTAAAATAGGTCGATTCTTAATACTTTTTAAATTCTTTTTCATAGAACTATAAGTAATTTGACTATGATTTTTATTTTTGCCTACATGAGCGGCTTTTAAATGTGTTTTAACAAGTCCGTCCTTGGACGTATCTTGAGAAAAAGATAAAGTGCCCTCAAGTCCAACAGCCACAAAAGAACCACCAACAAAATCATCTTTGGAAAATTTAACACTATTTCCTTGTTTGACTAAATAATCATAAAAAGCATCTATAGTAATAAACATAATTGCACCCCCTTATAAACATACCGTTTTTGAAAAGGTGCATTTATCAACAGGAACCGTACTATATTTCCCATTTTCATAACGACCTATATTTACAAACACAAACAAGCCCCCTTCTTTTTCTAATTCAGGATAACCTGCTTGTCTAAATAATTCAGCTACCTCTGTGTCAGAGGTTTTAATAAACGGCATTTTTTCCATCTTTCAACCCCCTTACTCATTTGATCTATCTCTTTTTTCACGAGTTGCCTCACCGTCATCTGTCAAATCTGAATCATCAGATTCGGGTCTACCAACTTCTCCATCACTATTTCCACTAGACGTATGACTAGATACAAGTGGACTATTAAACTTTTCAGACAGACCAAGAATATTTTCTTCAAGATAATTAGTAGCTAAAGATTCATATTCACTAATACCATTTAATGCATTAAGTGCTAATTTAACAGGAAGACCATATGTACCATTTTCTAATAACTCTTTTCTAAAATCTTCTTTGGTATATGCACTGATAGGAAAGAACACTACCTTACAAGGGGTACTAAGATTATATGTAGCATATCTATTTACCCAACCTTGAGTTTGACCAAGTAATGAACTAATGGCTAATTCAGTATCTACTTTCATAGCAAGTTTTAAACCAGTTGTACCTGTAATAGAAATACTATTAAGCACCTGACCACCCATACCAGAATTAAGAACATTTTCTGTGGCTTTAGTCACTTTATTGCTATTAGTCGTAGCATCATTATCACTAAATCCAATTGTATTTAATTTTCCGGGAACAATAGCGGCAGAAGTATAGTCTGGCAAAGCTTCCTCACACATACGATTAAAATATTGAATAATAATTTCAGGGTCTACTTTCCAATCATCAATATTCTTACTGCCAGTAATAGTTTCCATTTCTAACCAAATTAATTTATAAATGTCTTGCTCATCTGCTATAGCTTGAAAATCTTTAACATCTTCCAAGTTAATCAATTCCGCAAATAAACCAGAATAATATGGTACAATTACTTTCCAATCTTCGACATTTAATTTTAAACAAACAGTATATTCTTCTGGAAATACTTGCCATTTAAAATCATCACCGCCGGATTGATATTGACGATACATTGATTCAAAAGGGTCGCCCCAATATTCAAGTAAATAATTATATGTGCCTGTAAAATATGACATATCCATAGCAAATGCAAAATCACCACTTGGAAATCTACCTGCAATTTTACAATAATCTGGGTCAAGTGGAAGAATAAATAATCCATTATCATCATCATAATAAGCACAACCATAAAATACATCTTGAAGAAAACAAATAAGATATATCATTAAGAATTTTTGTTGAAGATTAAGACTATCAATAAACTTTGCTGTCTCGGCATATTCCTTCAACATTTTTTGATCATTCTGAGTATTAGCAGTTACATCATAATTAGGAATAATGCGTCTTGCGTCCAGTTCGAACATAGTCGCATTATATTGAATAAGTTTCTTATACATCTGTGATCGGTAATAAAGATACCAAGAAAGATTCCTTAAATTTTTTTCATTATTACTAATATTTTTTAAATACGAAAGAAGTTTACTTTTATCAAAAGTAGGAATAGCTTTTCTAGTATTTTTTGTTACATCAGTAATTTGTTTAAATGAAGTCTGGGCAGCTTCAAAATTCTTTAATCTATCATAATTGTTATTATAGAAAGATTGTAATTCAGAAACTGTCTTTTCTCCATGTTGTGTTAAAATTGTATCTCGTGCCTGAGTTGTGCCCGACACATTACGATTTCTTTTTCTTTTACGTGCCATACGCACCTCCTCAAATTATTCTATTATTTCTTGTACGCCCCCTACGAATAGGAAGACTATATACAAGTCGTTCCACATCAGAAAAATTAGGTTTAAGTTGAAGTTCTAATTGTTTCATGCACCAGTAATTATATGAAAGAGAAGAGTAGCGGTCTTTTCTATTGCCCTTCGTTTCAAACACTTTTAACTTGCCATCTTTATAAAAGCCTTTTAATTTAACTAATTCAAAAATAGCCGCTGATGTTTCTGCATAAGATTTTAATAATTCACCTTTTTCATATACAGTTAATTTCTTATATCCCTTAAATTCTTTAGAAAGATATATCTCTGCATCATTCTCAGATACAAGAAAATCAACATTACCATTTTGAATAGCGTTACGAAGTAAAAGACAATAAATACTATTAGAATCAGCAGAGGCTTTTACAGAATATACCACCTTTTTAGCATCTCTTACTTTGCATCTCTGCGCCATCTCGTCATTGTTGCAACAAGTTAATGCTTTATACGTGTTCCCCGTTTCAGGATCGTATTGATCTTTTATTATATAATCATACACTCCCAAACCGCTTCCATTGGTATCAAGTACCAAATATGTACATTCATATTCATAAAAATATCTCATAACTATTAATGCTAATTCATCTGTAGTAAGACCTTCAAATGTCTGTCCAAAAACAAAATGTGCTTTATATTTCGTATCTGTAGTTTTAATTGCATCATTAATATATATAGCTGCCGCATCATTTTTTTTCTTTTTTGTCGAAGCCATAAGAGCAACGTCAACAGATAATATACGCTCACCATTTTTGGGTGCGTGCGGTACAGGATAATCTCGTGAATAAAACTTTAAAGGTAATAATCCTTTTTTATTTACTCTTAATCGTGATGTTTCATCAAAGCTAAAAACTCCACCCTCATTATCTCCATACCAAAAACATTCGTCTTCCATATGAAATGCAATTTCGTCAAAATCATCTTCGGACATTCTATCTTGTACTTCATCTTTCATCAAAAGACCTTCAAGAATAGATATTTGATATGGAAGACCGCATAAGAAATATTTCTGATTAGGATTTATAAAATTCTTAAAATATGCTAAAAACTTATCATAACCCCAACTTGATTTTAACCATGCAGAAGACATATATATTTCTTTATTACGCTCTTGCATATGCTTATATTGAGGTTTATTTAAATAAGCGGGGTCTCTGGGTGCTTTAAGAAATTCTCTTATAACACTATCAATAATTCGCTTATCTGTTTTTACATATTCATCTACAATAATAATATTACAGTGAGCAGAACGAGCATTATCGGTACTAGTAGTTGTTTTTATCCAACTATCATTTTTCCAATATATTGCTCCATCGTTTTGGCTAATATTTATTCGGGCAATTTCATTTCTAAGAAAAGCACTTTGAGGACAAAATTCATCTTTTATTTTTAACAATGATTCATTTGCCTGTTTTAATATTGGGGCTGTAATAATTATTTTAGTGCCCGGATATAAAATACACCTGACGCAAGCAAATAGTGCGACTAACATTGTTTTCCCCTGACCACGAGCGGCGCAATAAAGAAAGAAATTATTGTGCATCATTGCCCAAAGCATTAATTCTTGGAACCATCTCAATTTAATTTTTGTAAATTGAAAAGCATCTTTGACAAAACGTTGAGGATTAGCCCTATAATATCCCGCTCTCCAAGCCACGGTATTCATTATTTTTTTATGCTTTTCTTCTTTTACTTCTTCTATATTCCGTTTTTCTTCAACAAATTCAGACATTAGCTATCGTCCATTGAGAATTCTTCGTTCATTTTATTACCGAAGATTTCTTCAAAAATGGCTTCTGTATCATCGTCCGCATTTAATTCAGGACGCTTAACAGTAAACTTAGCAATAAAGTTTTCATAAATAGAAGAAAAAGCATTTTTTATATTAAGCATCTTAACAAGATGCCCCTTAAAGAATACATCTATCATTAATCCAATTTTATCTACATCTGCCCACTCATCTTCGGGTTCAGGAATTGGTTTTTCCATTTCCCAAGCTTTAATCAATTCACCAAAAGTTTTTTGATCAGTCATAGCATCTGTAGAATTTTGAGTTGGTTTGATGCCTAAGCTTGTCATAATTTCTTGACAAGATTTAATAGCATCTTTAGGGTCACCGTCTTCTTTAGCTAATCGTCTGGCTCTCATATCTTGAATACATAATTGCTCAAACAATACTTCTTGCGCTTTGGCTTCAGCAGGATATCTTGATACCCAATCTTCATAAGCGCTTTCAAGTTGATATAATTCTTCAGAAGAATAAGCGCCAAACCTTTTACGACCACGTTTAATTATCTCTTGGTCTTCATCAACAATTTCAATTTTATCTGGTCTCGACACAGAATATTTTTCACCATATTCTGAATTCTCCCAAGTTTTGCCTTTATATGCAGGAAGACTACAAATCTGAGACATATATCTCTGAAAAGGTAACATCTTAGATTTTCCAGAATCATTGGATTCTTCATTATTATATGAATTAACACAACTAAGATATAAACTTTCAATAAAAGGTTTATCCATTTTTCGCAATACTCTTTGTACAGATATTTTAGTTTCTTTAGGAGGGTCTATAGGTTTTTCTATATTTTCAGCATCCCTAAAAACACACTCTTTACAAACTGGATAAAATCCATGTATTGTGTTTCCATCTGCATAAAAGTTTTCTTTTTTTGCAGTTTTTAATCGTCCACAAGAAGGACAGACCAAATCATCACATTTTGTGATTCTAAGATAACGATCTGCAAGTGAATTATACTCGTTTCGCAAATCGCCAATTCTCATTTTCTTTACATCGTCTGGCTTTTTAACCTCACGAATATAAGCCATGCAATCACCTTCCTTTTTATCTATTTAATTCAATTAATAAGAAATAGCGTGGGGGAGGATTTGAACCTCCGACCTTCAGCTTATGAGGCTGACGAGCTGACCGAACTGCTCTACCCCGCAATATATAATAAAGAAGAGACACGCTTACACGTATCTCTTCCTATTTATAATATAAATTTATATGATTCATTATGACCATAAATATGATGAAAACCAAAAATCTTAACCGCTGGTTTACTACCTTTAAATATAGTATCTGCATAAGGATCGCATCCCACAAAACTAGGACATACTAAAACCTCAGTATCATGACAGCATCCCTCAGAACCACTAATTTCTTTACTGGTATGCGTATGCCCAATAATAAGATAATCAACCATCTCATCCTGTTTAGCAGATAACATGCTCAACGCATTCTCAAAACTCTTAATCTGATGTCCATGCATTGCAATTACATTAAAACCAGTTATATCAATTTTAGTAAACCATTCACCTTCTTTAGGCGTATAAACTGTAATTCGCTCATTTGATAAACATAAATCTTCAATATAATGTCCAATAATATATTCCACATCTTCATCCATCAGCTCATTAGGTCTTGTACCAAGCACTCTAAGCTGAGAATGATTAGAAGAGCCTACATGATAATATTTAATATAAGCATGTTTAGACAATTTTGTTAAGAATGCAGCTACAGTCTTAGATACTTCAACAACAGCAGCCACCATAGAAGAATCATTAATCTTTAAATCATTGGCATGAATGAGACCCTGAACAAAATCACCCAAACCAAGCACTGTCAGTTCTTTAACCTTATGAGAACGAATAAAGTTTACGATATCTACAATCAACAGATCAAATCTATCCTTCATAATATCCAACGAATATTCATTAGTTAAAGATGTAAACTTTGCACCTGCATGAATATCTGCAAGACATAAAACATATGTCTCTTCACTATCATCATTAATCTGAATCGCATTAAACTCAGGTACAGGAATAGTCTGAGCAAGTGTATGCACTTGTTCATAAAATAATTCTCTGCGTGCTTCTTCTCTATCAATTCTATTGCGCTCAACATTGAGAGTTTGAATTTTAATTCGTTCTTTTCTTAATGCTTCAAGTTGCCTTTGAATGTCAGGATCATATTCTTTATCATTTCCCATCTTACTAAAAACATTATCATAATAACGTTTTGCCGTAGAAATCTGTCGCCTAAATGTATCACAATCTTTCCATTTTTTTTCGTCATCACAAAGTTGAGAATTTACAATATCGCTAACCTCTTTCCAAGAACTAACAAGACCATCTCCAATATAATGCCCCATGCGCCAAAGATATTGTTCCTCAGTCTCTTCTGGTAATTTATTTAATAAGTTTTTATCCATAAACAATCCTCTTTAAAAAATATCTGCCAATTCTACATCTTGTCCAATAATTTTATCTACAACACCCAATTCTTTTCCTTTATCTGCAAAGAAATAATATTCTTTATCAAACGTCTTATCATAAAAATCAGAATCAATTTTTGTCTGAGTTAAAATAGACTCCTTAATTCTATCTTCCATAAGATCATTAAAAGCCATAAAATCTTTAACCTTAGAATTAGAATCAGCAATTGAAATTGTTCCATCATGCTGTAAAAATACTGTATTTTCAAATGCCAACCTATCATGTCCGTTAATATAAATATAATAAGCCGCTGAAGCCACAAGTCCCATACCAACTGTATGTATAGGTGTTTTGGATTGTTTAATAATATCAATCAAAAACAATGTACTAAAAAGATCCCCACCGCAACTATGAATTAAAATAGTAATAGGTTGCCTTTTCTCAGAAGGAATATTTTTATCTTCATCGTTCCATCGTAAAATACGGATAGCATAAGATTCAATTACACTATTATCAATATCTTTATTAACAATAAGAACCCTTTTATCCGTATAATATTTCATTAGTTCATCGTATACTCCAGTCCCCATTTCTTCCATAAAAGAAAATGCGTTACCCACTTCAGGTACTAATGTTAATTCTGCCATATACGTTTTCTCCTTTTAATTCCTTAGTATTTAATCAAACAAATCAGCAAACATCTTAGAAGTTTCACTACGAACATCTTCAGGAAGATATACGCATGCAAATAACGGATTATTTTTTAATTGTTCACACATAAGTAACAATGGATTAGATTCACTGCTATCTAAAAGCGATTGTTTATAATCCCCAGAAAAATATATCTTACTATTTTTCCCAATACGTGTGCCAACCAATTTAATTTGCTTTTTTGTTAAATCTTCAGCTTCATCACAGAGCATAATGGTTTCATCATAAGTAGTGCCTTTCATATAATAAAGAACATTAGAATCTAATTTTCCTTCTTGAACAAGTTTTTCATATTCCCAAATGCCCCCATCCATTTGTTGAATGAATGGCAATTGAAACATAGCAATCTTGTCAGAAATATCTCCGGGCAAAAAACCTATTTCTTTACCTTCGCCCCACGCTTCACGCACACAAAGAATTTTTGCTTGTGTCCCTTTTTCACGAATGCGGTAAAGCCCCATTTTCATTGTTAAATAACTTTTACCACTCCCCGGCTGTCCAAGAAGTGCCACAGTAGTAATATCATCATTATTAAGCGCATCAAGTGCGCACCTTTGCTCTGCATTTTTCCCTTTTATATATTTACTATTAGGTAATTTGAGACCGACAAATTTTTTACCATCAAATCTCATTTCACTTTCTTGACCAGTTTCTATATTTTTAATAATGGCATATTCATTAATATACCAATCCTTATATTTTTCAGGGGAAAGCATTGTGTTAATATATTCAGTGTCCCCTTCGATTCTTTTATAACCTTTATAAAAATCCAAAAGAATCCTCCTTTATATATAAGGAAGAGGTCGGTGCAATACCGACCCCTTCTTAAAACATTATTGTTGTTCCAGTTTATCAACACATTGTTGTAAAATTCTGCGCTCTCTTTCAGTCGAAACAGAGTCCATCATATCCTCAAGTTTTCCAATCATGCGTTCTTTTTCAGAATCACGACTTACATAACGTCCAGTTCTTGCACTGCGACCTCTACGTTCGGAATACTCATTTTCTTGAGACGCATCATAGGCACCTGCATAAGCACCATCATAAGCATGATTATAAGTATTACTCATTTGATCCATTGGCATTTTATAAGAATTCCCTTGATGACTCATATCATTGTTATGATACATAAACCAAGGATAATGATTAGAATTACCACCCATGTTATTATAAGAACTGTCTCTATGGCTCATTTCATATTCTTCGCTACCACCAGACTCTTTCATAGCCTTTTCTGTTTCCATATCTAACATAATAGCAGATGCTTTATACAGACTATCAAGTTCTTGAGGAGTGATATCACCCTTTTTTAAAATCTTGCAAATCTGTTCATCAAGAAGGTCTTTGAGTTGATCATAATGTTTAGAAAGTCCCATACTCTTATACCCCCTTTCAAGCAGTTCTACTAATACTCAAACTACCATCAACAACATTAATTAATGGAGTAGGAGTTGTAGTTGGATCATTAACAGCGCCATTTACATATTCTACTGAAACCGTAAAACAGCATCCACGAGGAACATCTACAGTAGCCCTTGAAGTTACATTCCCATATTCATCAACGGCAGAAGGGGTAAAAATACTTCTACTACCATCACGGCTTTCCCCTGAGACCACGATAGCGGTCGCTATAGGAGTAATAGCCCCACCTGTAGGAATAGAAATATTTCCTGTAAATTCTACATTATAACGGGCAAAACAAGCTGTGGGATTATTTACGATACCACGCAGAACAAAAATCCCCGTTCCACTTTGGTGAAAAACGTAACCACGATTACAGGGGATAGAATCCACAAAAGGAATTGCAGTATTAAGCGCCACACTTTCAACCGCATCTCTGGTTAAATATTCTGCCATAATTGCACCCCCATCAACCTATGCCACAACCACAACCACAACTGCCATAATTTTGTCCGCAACAATTAGGATTAGCAACTACATATGCAGGAACAGGGGTAGGAGCAAGGTATCTTTCAAGTGCAGTTGTCTGGGCTTCATTGTTAGCCAGAATAGCCGCAGTCTGAGCACCTTGAGAAGCCGCAAGATTAGCCATTGTAAGCTGTCTTTCAAGATCGGCAATACGCTCATTCTTAGCATCAATCTTATCCTGACACATAGTATCAAGAATACGCTGAATACCAGCATTCTGATTCTGAAGAATATCACGAATTCCATCATTCAGCGCTGTTCTATCTGCACAGTTTTCAGACTGAATAACATTCTGAAGGTTAGCGGATGCTAATCTATTCTCACAGCAGCAATCTGCAAATTGAGACGCAAGCTGATTAATGCCCTGAGTTACAGCCGTCTGAGCTGCAAAAGCTTGGTTCATATTAGCCATCTGACGAGCGGTTGCCGCAGTTTCAGCATTAGCAAAACCAGCACTAACGCCAGCAAATCCATTACAAAGTTGAGTAGAAAGACCAGAAATACCAGACTGAATTCCAGAAACACCAGACATTACAGCAGACTGATCAAAACCACGCTGTACTTCTGCGCCCATGGAACCGCCACCATTTCCATAGCCACCCCAACCGCCGTTGCCAAAAGCAAACAGGAAGAGCAGGATAATCCACCATGAACCATCACCGCCCCAATTGGAGCCATTGCCATATCCACCCATCGGGGTTACAGGCATAACCATATCGTTACCATTTCCTTCTGTTAAAGCCATATTACATTTGCCTCCTTAATTATAAAATAATTTGTATTTGTAATATTTTTGAAAACCTTTGCGCAATGGTTTTTTAACGAATATAATTAAATCCTGTTATTCCCTATAATCTATTTTTATTTAAAATCTATTGTTCATCATATTTTGTATCTGTGTAGCCATTTGTGATAATTGATTAAATTGTTGTTGAGACATTTTTCCACTATTTAAAAGTTGTTGTACTTGTTGTTTTGGATCACCTTGGAATGTCTGCTTAAACTGATTTAATTGATTTATCATATTTATCATTGGATTTTGTGGTTGCATACCACCATTTAAAATATTAAAAAGCGGATTCATTATTCAATCTCCTTTCTTGTAACAAAACCTGACAATATTTCTTTTAATTCATCCTTTGTTACATATTGAGAATTAGTTGCTTGCACCGCTTCGGCAGAAACAGTATCTTGCTGAGTCCGCTCTGTATAATCAAAAATTCTAAGCGGTAAAGGAATACCGCTATTATCTGTAGTTTTTATATAAAACACACTATTTTCACTATCCATCAACATTACACTTTTACCCGGAGCAACCGCCCAAGATTTAGCACCCGCTTCACCTTGCACCCAGATAATTCCATTATCATTTGTTGCGGGTTGAGTTTGAATGATAGGTTGTTGAGGAACATAATTATATTGTGGATACATTTGTTGATAATTAATTGGAAATCCATTATTATAAGCCATTTAATTCTCCAATCTCCAATAATAAATTGGAACTTCATCCCCAGAATCCCAAGTGTCAAAATAATTCCCACCTTCACCTACTGCAATAACATGTGTTCCAGTAGCTAAGATACCTGTTAATTGAGGGTTATCAGCACAAAATTGTTTGACCGTATAGCAATCAGGGCAAGTATCTGGGATTATATATCTTCTAAAACCATGTTCAAATAAATACCGCCCCCAAACATCATTTGAGGACGGCATATCGTGCATAATAAAACCCTGAAACATTATTCCAGTATAAGTATCTTCCCATGTTTGATTTGTTGCTTTAGAAATTGCACGAATCACGCAATCACCAACTAATTTTCGTTCTGGATTTGAATTATAATAAATAAAACTCATTTAATTTCACCATTTATCTATACCTGCAAGAACATTAATTTCCTTCTGGACTACATCATACCATTTGCCCAATTTTTCACGCCTGTTCTTACCATTACCGTATTGTGATACAATAGAAGCCTGACCATAAAAAAGTCCTTTAGCAATTTCATATACCCAATTTACTCTTGCCTGAACTTTAACAGCATCATATCCTGCTTTGGTTAATTTAATAAAACGTTCACTACCATCCGTTGCACCTTTACCATATTTACCTTGGTATACTTGACATACAATTTCAGGAGTAACCTCTTTGGTATCAGTTGATACTATATTTTTTTTACTTTGTGAACTTTGTTTATTTATAATTTTTTCTTCTGTAACAATTTTTTTATTACCGGAAGAATCTATTTCATATTCAATATCAAAAGCAATTTCCTTATTGATACATTCAAGAATTCCGTTCCATGGATAAGAATAATATGGTTTCAGATGACTTTCACCACGACCATATTTTTCGTCATAATCACCAACTTGCTTTTGATCACCTTGTTTACCACCTGTAGCCGTGCCTTTTTCATTAATACTAAATTGCATTAATATATCAGGTTCTGCTGATAAACACATAGCAGTATGACATACCTCATTTAAATAAACATCGCCCGCTTGTGCAATAAACGACATGGGACGCCATTTAAAATTACCAGTGCCAACCATACATTTTCTCATATTACCTGTATATGTAGCACCACCACAAGAAATACCTGCGGCTTCAAAAGCAGAAATAACAGCAGAAGAGCAATCACGATCACCGGATTTAATTGTATATTTTTTACCATATATATCTATAGTTTCAAGTCCAGTGCCCCAACGTTTATCCATGTCTTGAGTATAACCATGTTCTTTATGTGTACAGAGATGTCGCATAATTAACATGGCAACTTCTTTTTTATATACATGATATACTTTACGTTGTTTTTCAGGTGTATCTTTTATAGATTCTTCTTTTTTTTGATCACCAAAAGGAACATACCAAACAGATTCATCTACATTTCCCGAAATGCCGGGAATATGTGCTCTAGAAGTGAATTGCCAACCATCTTTTTTAAATTGTGGCTCGAATCTCTTCTCTTGTTTACCAGAATTTGTCCCATATGCAGGTATCCATTTACGGCATTCAAAACCTTTGAGA